ATTATTGCACTTGTAATATTTTATATTTTTATTTATCACCTATGGAGAAAGAGATTAAGAAAAAAAACAACTCACCTAATCAAACTGATAACATATGATGAAGACCTCTTAAATTTAAAACTGTAGAAGAACTTCAAAAAAAAATTGATGATTATTTTGAAAGTTGTTTTGAATATCAATGGACAGATGAATTATCTAGAGATAAAGACTGAAAAATAAAAACTGATGAAAATTGAAAACATATCTTTATTCCAAAAAAAATCAAAGTAATGATTAAAATACCAACTGTTACAGGTTTAGCTGTTGCTTTAAAAACCAGTAGACAAACACTTATAAATTATGAATCTAATGAAAACTTTTTTGACACAATAAAAGTGGCTAAGAGTTATATTGAAAGTTTAATTGAGCAATGAGCTTTAATGAATGAACTAAACCCAACAAGTGCAATATTTAATCTTAAGAATAATTTTGATTGGAAAGATAAAACAGAAGTTGATCAAACTGTGAAAGCTGAAATTACTGTTTCTGAAAAAGAAAAAGAAGAAATTGATGCTTTATTAATTAATAATTTATAATTTATATTTTTAATTTAAAACCCTATGGAAATTTTAAAAACTACTTATGCTGATTTTAATAACTGAAAATTCAAAGTTACTCAAACTGTTGAACAAACTTATGAAATGGATATTGAAAAAAACCTTGTTAAACTTTTAGAAATTAAATCTGAAATTGATAAAGTACCTTTACAAATTGAAAATCTTAATAAACAAAAAGAACAAATGATTAAATTCTATAATGAGGGTATTGATGTTCTGACTGAATGATTAAAACAATTTGGGGAAACAATGGAACTTCCTGAAAAAATAGTTTAATATATTTTATGAAAAATACTTATGGAGAAAAAACAAATAACTATTTCAGAGATACTTGCTCATCAATGAAAAAGAAAATATTTCTTTGAAAAAAACTTTTTTGCTTTCTTTCTTTATTATTTTTCAAAACATATTAAATTCAAAAAAATGGCTTCTTGTCATAAACAATGGTGTCAAGAAGCTCAAGATAATAAAAGCTTATATGTTGAAGGTCATAGAGAACTAGCAAAAACTACTATTCTTTGACTGGGGTATGTAATATGGTGTATCTGTTATGAAAAGAAAAATTTCATCTGTAGTTTATGTTATGATAAACTTAAAGCAAAAGCTTTCAATAAAATGATAGTTATGGAGTTACTTCAAAATGATAAACTTATACAAGATTTTTGAAAACTTTTCTCTTTAAGAAAAAAAGATTTTAATGAAGATGAAATAACTGAAAAATCAATAAATGAGTTTGTGACTATTAACTGAATAAAGATTAAAGCTTTCTGAATGTGAGAAGCTATGAGATGAGAAGTTTTTAATCATAAAGATAAATGAAATGTTAGACCTGATTTAGTTTTTGTTGATGATATTGATAATATCAAAAATACTAAAAACAAAAGAATTATAAGTGATGATATGGATTTTATTAAATCAGAAGTTTTTGGATGAATGGATACAACTCAATGACAAGTAATATGGTTGTGAAATATAATCAGACAAGATTGAAGAAATCCAAGAATTAAACAAGAACAGTTAAAAAATAATAATTGGAAAATATTCTCTAATTTTATTTATTGAATTGCATGAATTACTTCTTGAAAGATACACTGGGAAAGATATGTTGAAACTGAAAAAGAAGCTAAAGAATTAAATAAATGAAAAGATAATGATTTAGTTGTTTCTTTGGAATATATCAAACAAGAACAAAAATCTTGATATAATCAAAACTATTTATGAATACCAATTGTTGCTTGACAAAATATTATTAAAGAAGATTGGATACAATTCAATACAGAATTACAAAATTTTGATTATTATCAAATGTGACTTGATCCTGCTTTCTCTACAAAAACTTGAACTGATGCTTTTTGAATTGTTGTTATATGATTTAAAAAAATCAAAGATACTCTTTATAAAAAAGCTGTGTTCTGTAAAAAACTTGAAGAAGAAAAAAAAGACACACTTACAGCAATAAATATAATTAAATCTTTGTATCATAAATATAATATCTCAATGATAAATATTGAGTGAAACAACTGATGAAGTACTTTTGCTAATTTACTAAAAAATGAGTGACTAGCTGTTGAAGTTATAAATAGTTCAAAAGATAAAATCACAAGACTTAAAGAGAATGAATGAGATTTAATGAGATGATTAATTTATTTTGACCCTGATGTTGATGAATTAGTTACTGAATTACTTGAGTTTACTTGAGAGGATGGATGAGATGATAACTTAGTTGATGCTTTTGTCCATTGATTAAAAACTACAAAAAAAGAATTTATTTTTATAACTTGATAATTATGATTTTTTATTCAATTTTTTTACTTTTACTTTTCATACTTTTATATCTTATGCCTTTTCTGGTTTGAAAAAAAAGAAATATGCAAAACCTTAATACTTTATTGATTCTAAATGTTCTTACTTGATGGACAATAATATGATGGTTTCTATGTTTGTTTTTAGCTCTAGTAATGGAATAATTTATGTTAAATGAAAAATTAATCAAAATATTAACACCAATAAAAGAAGTTGAAGAATCAAGAAAAATAGAAAAACTATATTTTAAACTTCTAAATAATTGATATAATCTTGAAAGTAATTTTATTAAATTTTTCTTTATTGACTGATGCACCCATAAAGAAACAATGATACTTGTATCAATAAATAATAAATCAAATTACTACAGAAAATATAAATATATTAAAGAAATCCTAGAGTTTATTAAATAACTCTTATTATAAGACTACTGAAATTGCAAAAAATCAGTAGTCTTTTATAATGAAGAAAAATATTTTTGTTAAAACTTATAAAATGACAAAGAAAAAAGTAAAACAAAACAATATTAAAACTAATAGTATTGTTAATTCAATGCAGTCAATGTGATACTCATACTTATGAAACTCATTAAGTGACTGCTGAAAACTTGTTATAAATCTAAATACATTCTATGAAGTACAAATCTATAATACTGAAGCTCAAGCCTTTAAACAAAAAATAGTAAATTGGATATGAAAAAACTGAATGTATATTGTTGATAATAATAATCAAGTTGTAGATAAAAAAGATATTCTAGAAAAAATAAATAATGTTTTTAACTGATGAAATTTTAATTTTTTCAAAGATAAATACTTCACTCAAAATTTTTGTAGTTGAGAAATCTATATGTATCCAGCCACAAACTTATTATGAGAAGTACAATGTCAAATACTTGATAGTAGAATGATGAAAAAAGATATTGATGATATGTGAAATATTGCTAAATATCAATTGAAAAGTGCTAAATGAATAAAAGATATTCCAAAAGATAAAATTTACAATTCAATAACTAAATATAACCCAAATAATCCTTATTATTGAGCAAGTATTTATGAAAGTATTATTTATGATGCTTTAGCAGATAAAGAAGTAAGTAAAAAGAATTATTATTTTTTTGAAAATAATGCTACTCCAAATGTGATTTATATGTTAAATCCTGAATTAACAAATAAAGACCAAATTAAACTTACTGAAGAAAGCATTAAAAATAATCATAAAGGTACAGAAAAAAGCAATAATTTTATGTTATCTAATGCAATTGTTGATGCTAAGATACTTGATATATCATACAAAGATTTAGACTTACTTAACTTGAGGGAATTTGTTATAAAGAAAATGTGAATTGTTTTCCAAATAGACCCAAGAGTAATAGGTTTCATAACTGATGTATGAGCATATAATGCTATTAAGGAGATAAGAAAAGAAGCAAAAGACACAATTCAAACTCTAGCAAACAAACTAGAAAATGATATGAATACTTTTTATAAAACTTTTGTTGATAAAAAATTCCCTTTCAAAATCAAACTTGATAGTGAAAGTTTTGAAGATAGAAATATTATTGAAGAAAATCAAAGAAAAGATGTAGTTCTTTGACTTCAAACAATTAAAATGGTTTGGGAAGAAAGGTGATATGATATTACTTTATTACCTGAAGAGGCAAACAAACCTATAATCTGAAACAATATACAATTACTTGAAAATGTTTCACAAACTCCTACAGAAACAATAATTTAATTTTTAAAAAATAATTATGAATATTAATGAATTAAATAAAAAAGAATTAAAAGACTTCATAAAAGAAAATGGTTTTTTCTTTCATATGCAATGTAATAAACTTGATAAAAATGAATTAAATTTATTACAAACAAATAATACTGTTTATAAAGAAACTGGTAAACAAATCCCAGAATGAGACAATATTTTAGTTTTTTCTTGAATTGCTTCACAATGATTTAAGAAATGAGAAAAATCAAGAAACTGATATAAATATGACCAAGACGGTTGGGAATTTACTGAATATTTTAAAAACCCTTTAATTTTATGGCAACATGATAATCAATACTGAGGTATTGGACATTCTGTTAAATTTTGGAAAGATAGTGAATGAAACTTAAATATATTATTCTATGTTGATTTAGATACTTTAGATGAAAAATCAAAAGTACAAGTAGAAAGATGATATGTTACAGCTGTATCTACTTGAGCTATATCAATTGAAGAAAAATTTGAAGATGTTTCTAGTGGAAACTTACTTACTATTGATGAAGCTGAAGAAAAATACTCTTTTGATGAAATTTGGTATGCTTATATGGGTATGTCTGACAAATTAATCCTTGTTGTAACTAAAGCAAAAATGATTGAAAATTCAATGGTTACAATATGAAGTAATGAGTGAGCAATAGTTTGAATTACTGACTGACTAGAAAACAGATTTAAAATAGTTGCTGACAAATATAAAACATCACATAACTTAAAAATAAATGAAATTAAACAAGACCAAGAAAAAAATGAAGAGATAGAAGAAAAAGTTGCTGAAACTGAAATACAACCAAATAATACTCCAAAAGATATTATTCCTGAAAATGAAGAGAAACTACAAGATAGTTTCAAAAACAAAAATGATAATCAAAATTTGATTGATATAAATATACTAGACTGAAAAATGTCAGATATGATTAAAAAAGTTGATGATTTTGAAAAACAAATCAATGACAAATTTGAAAATATTAATAATATATTTGAATCAATCAAAACTGATTATGTTAGCAATGAAACACTTACTAACAAAATTGAAGATTTGAAAAATAATCTTGAAAAAACTTTTAATGATAGTATTGAAACTTTCAAAAAAGAAAATGAAGATACTATAAAATCTTTACAAGAAGATGATATACTAATTGCAGATGCTTTTTCTGATTTAGTAAACAAATTAAAAAATACTGTTTTTGATGGTATTAAACAAGAATTGAGACAAGAGGATAAACCTAAAACAAATTTATATAACCAACTTGCTTCAATTAAATAATTTTATTTTATAAATTTTTATTATTATGAACAAATTAAGAGATAACTTAGTAAATTTAAAAAAAGATCTAGGAACATTTACAGATAATGATGAAGCTTCTTTAGTTAAAACTAATGCTAATGAAGTTGAACATACAACTAATACTGGTTTTGGTAAAGAATTAGTTCCAGTTGATACATTATCAACACAAATTTATCAAAATATTCCACAATATTCTAGAGTATTTGATAAATTAATGAATTCTTTCCATGGTAACAATATGGGTACTTCTGAAAAAGTAGGTATTGTTTGAGAAGTAGGTTTTGCTTTAGGTAATGCTGAATGGACAACTGGTGCTGGTATTATATCACAAGGTACAAATAAATTAGGTACTTGAGAAGTAACTATTAATCAAGCTTCATTAATTGTATCAGTTGATATATCTAAAAAATTAGCTAACCATTCAATTGTTGATGTTGAAGCTTATGCTATTGCTGAATGAACAAAATCTTTAGCTAGAACTATGGATTCAATGTTAATTAATGGTGATACTCTTGATACTGCAACTTGAAATGTTAACTGTGATGATGCACAACCATCAGTAACTTTTGCTGCTTGAGTTAAAGACCATAGATTATTACTTAATAATGGTATCAGAAAATTAGCTTTATCAGGAACAATTAATGTTGATTATGTTGATATTTGAACATTATCTTTCGATGATTATATCACAGTTAGAGCTAAATTAGGAGATTTCTCTTATGATTTAGAAAACTTATTATTAATCATGAATCCAGCAACTTACAATGCTACATTAATTCTTGATGAATTCAAACAACAATACCAAAATGGTTTAGCTTCAACAATTGTTGATGGTAAATTAAAAGAAATGTTAGCTTGAGTTGAATATGTAGTTGCTAGAGATTTTGGATTAACTGAAGCAGACGGTAAACAATCAGCAACAGCTTCAAATAATACAAAAGGTTGATTTGCATATATTGTTAAAAATGCAGTTCAATGGTGATTTGGACAACCTGTTGAAGCAGATGTTGTTAAAATTCCTGGTAAATGATATTCTGTTATATTAACAATGGAATTTGGTTTTACAATTGTAAATAAAAAAGCAGGTATGACTTCTCCAAGTTGTGTATTAGCAATTAATGCTACTGTTTAGTAATTAGAGGGATTACTCCCTCTTTACATTAATTATTAATTAAAAAAACCAATGAAAGTAAAATATAAATATATCTGAAAAGAGCATACTTTCATCAATGATAATAAAGCAAAAATTAGAATTGAAGAATGACAAATTTTTGAAATTGATGAAAAATTTGCTAAATCTTTCAGTAGAAATTCTTTTGTTAAAATTGAAATTGCTGATCAAGAGAAAATCAAAAATGAAATTTCTATATTAAATTGAGAAATATCAAGAGAAGAACATAATTGTAAGATGAATATCAAACAAGAAACTGAACTTTTCAATATAAAAAAACAAGATATAGAAGAAAGTTTTTGAAAAACTATAAAAGCAAAAAAAGAAAGAATAAAAGAATTAGAAAACAGACTTATTGAAGCTGAAGAAGTAGAAGATACTCAAGCTGATGTAGTTATAGGAAATATAGTTGAGGGTGAAACAGGTGAAACAGCTGAAACAGGTGAAACAGCTGAAACTGTAGAAGATGTTGAAACTAAAACAGATGATACTGTTGAAGATGTTGAAACAGCTGAAACTGTTGAAGATAAACCAACTGAAACTGAAACTCCTAAAAAATCTAAAACTAAATAATTTTTAATATAGAAAAATATGTCTTATGCATCAATTGATGATGTGAAATTAGCATTATGAGTTGAAACTGTTGATACATTGACTGAAAATAGAATTACTTTTTTTCTTGATGCAACAACAAGTATTATCAATAATATTGTTTGAGATTTAACTTTATCTGACAAAACAGAAGATATTAAATACTGTGATATTCATGACAATAGTTTCACTCTTAGTAATGCTAATGTAACACAAATTAAAGAAATAGAATCTAAAACTTATACTTGAGTTTTAAATACTGATTATAAAATTGTTCTTTGAACTAAAATTATTATGTTTGATTTAACTAATTATTTAACAAGTAATAATTTTGAATATTTTTCTATAACTTATGAAAGTTGATATGATCCTGTACCTAGAGATATTGTTTTATTACAATCATTAATGGTTGTATGAGAATTAAGCAAAGTTGATGGACAAAAAGTATCAAACCATAAAGTTGGGGATGTAACAATTTCTTTTGATAATTCTCAAAATGATATGGGACAATCTTTATTAAAATGAATTTTATCTAATTATAAAATATTCTAAATATGTTATCAAATTTCTTAAATCAAACTTGTAATATTTTCTATTATGCAAAAGTAAATAATAATTGAATTATTGAAAAAACTAAAACTTCAGTATATTCAAATATAAAATGTCAATTATATTCTATAAGTTGAGAAAATAAAAATACTGATGTTAGTAATAATACTAAAGATATTTCAAACAAATGTATGTTAGATTCAAGTATTAGTAATATCAAAATTTGATACCAAATAGAAATAATAGATGAAGCATTTTGAGTAATTGGAACTTATGAAATAGCAACAATTAAACCTAATAGGTTATATTGATGAAAACTATACTCAGTGCAATTAGAACTTAAAAATATTTAATATGAAAACAAATTTTAAACTTGATTTATGAAAATATGTAAAGTGATATGAAACAAGACTTAAAAGCTGAATTGATGAAGGACTAAAAATCTTAAAAGATGAAGTGGATAGAAACACTCCAGAAGATACAAAAACTTTATTATGAAATACTGAAATATTTCCAGCAACACAGTTTTGAGATACTATTACTTGAGAGGTTTCAAATAGCACTGATTATGTTTGATTTGTAGAATTTTGAGTATGAAAAGATTATAATTATCATAAACCAAAATGAACAGTTTTTAAAAAATGAACTTGAGCAAGAATGTTTACTCAAGCTTATGAAACTAAACAAAAAGAAATTATTAATTTATTAAAAGATAAAATATGATAGATAATTTAGAAAAAATAATAGCTTGATTTAAAACTGATAGCAATTTGACATTATTGTCAGATAGGATGTATATCTGAAATGCACCAGATGACAATCAAGAATGAATATATCTAGTTATAAATCAAATATCTTGAGTTGAAACAATTGAAGTCAATGAAAGGCTAAGAATAGAGTTTAGAATCATTTGAAAAAATGACAGTACAAATTTTAGAGAATTAGAAAATATTGATAAATATATTTTAGCTTACTTGAATAATAATTTTAGGGATTTATGATTTATAAAATGTATAAAATCAAATGTTTTTATGAATTATACAGAATTAAAAAGACCTTTTATACTTAGAGATATTATTTTTTATAAAATTTTATAATTATGGCAAAAAAAGTACAAAAAATTGAAGTTGCTGAAAAAAGTGACTTAAAATATTGAGTTATAAGTAGTGTAAACCTAGATTTAGGATATATGGTACTTGAAGCAAAAAAAGAGCATATTATAACTCAAAAAATGGCTGATTTATTAAAAAATACTATATTTTTTACTGAATGAAGTCTAAAAATCAATAAAATTGATTAAAATCTTTTATTTATTAAATTTTTAAATTATGGCAGCACTAAATGACAATGCTTTATGACAATTTAAATGAGATTTATACATTAGACCTATTGCAGGTTGAGTATGGACTGACTTATGAGCAGTAAGATGATTAATTTCTAATATTGACTGAACTAATATCACAGAAATATTATCAGACAATAGATGAACATTAAAGAAATTTACTAATTTAATTTCAAATATTACTGTAACTTGTCTTGAACCACAAGATAGAGATAAAATATCTTTATTATTTACTTCAACTAATACTAATGTTCCAGGTACTCCTGTTGTTGTTACTTGAGAAGTTATCCAAGCTTGAGCTGTAGTTGTACCAGCTGGTACTGTTTATGTTATCAAAAACAAAAGTGGTGATAATTCTGTTGTTACTGCTGTTACTGTTGATGATAATGGTACACCTTTAGTTTTAGATACAAACTATACTTTAAAAGTTGATACTGACGGTAGTGTTACTGGTAAAATATGAAATTCATATATTACTTTCTTGACTGCTACTTCATGAGCTTGAGAAACTAATGTGGATTATACATATACTCCAAACCAAGCAAAAAAATCAGTTTTAAATTTAGATACAACTGAATTAAAGAATTTTGAAGTAAAAATTGAAGCTTATTCTAATACAAAAATGAGAAGAATCACAACTTCATCAATGACTTTAAACTCTAATTATGGAATCTGATTTACAGATGTTTCAGAAAATGGGGATGTTATAGGTGCAGAGCTTACTTTTGAAAGTAACAAATGAGCTACTTATGAATATTATGATGAAATCTTGTAATTTATAAGGAGCTTATAGCTCCTTTTATTTTTTTACTTTTTTGAAATTTATGAAAGAATTACTTAAAAAAACTTATCAAGTGGAATTATTTTGACAAGAACTTAATTTTAAACAATTATCTTTTTTAGAATGTATTGAATACCATAATTTATTTTTGTCAAAAGATTTTAATATGTATGTTTTTATTTATGATTTTTTGAAAGATAAAATAGCTTTGCAAATTGAAGATGTTTTTAGAATTGACACCAAAATATTCATTCAAATGTTTAAAGATTATGCAATGAAATGATTTTATTCTGATTCTAAAAATTTAGTTGAAAAAGAGTGTAGTACTCCTTTAAGTTCTGAATTTGATTTTATACAAAAAGAGTTTTGATGAGATTTAATATCAATTTTTGAAAAATATACTCCTGAAGCAATTTATTATATTCTTGAATGAACAATTTATAATAAAAATGAGCAAACTAAAGAGTGAAAAAAACTAAATATGATAAAATTAGCTAAAGAAAAAATTAAATCATGAGATAATAACAGTGATTTAGAATTTATAAAAAAGCAAAAAGAAAAGTATTTAAATAATAAACTAAAGAAAAATGGATAATATAGAAAAAATTTGAATACAGCTTGAAGCAAAAGTTGATAAAAAAACTTTTGATAATGCTGAAAAAGATGTTGAAATCTTTGCAAGAGATACTCAAAAAAAACTTGATAAAGCTGTATTACTGGATCTAGAAATAAATAAAACTAAATTACAAATACAATTACAAGATTTAAATAAAACTTTAGCTAAAGCAAAAAAAGAGTGAAATGAAGAGTTAAGATTTAATACTCAACTTGATATAAATAAATTATCAAGTTCTTTAACTGAAGCTAAAAGACAATTCAATAATTATGTAAATACTTGAGATACAGGAACTTCAAGATTACAAGCAAAATTTAACCAAGTTACAAGTGAAATAAAAAAATCAAGAGATGAACTTGCTAGTTTATGAAAAAATACTTCTTGATTTGATAAAATTCTAAAAAAAGCTGATACCTTACAACAAGAACTTAAAGATTGAAAGATTACTGCAAGTCAGTACTCAAAATCTTTAGAAGACCTTAAAACTGAAAGTGCTACAAATTGATTTAATAAATTAAATTCTAGTTTATGAAATTTAGTTAAAGGTTTTATTTGACTTAATGTTCTATCAAAAGTAAAAGATTATTTTGTTTCTGCTTGAAAAACAGCTATAAGTTTTGAGAGTGCTTTTGCATGAGTTACAAAAACTATAAGTGGTACACCTGAACAATTAGAAACTCTTAATAACAATTTAAAAGCTTTATCTACTAGAATACCTATACCTTATGAGGATTTAGCACAAATAGCTCAATTATGAGGACAATTAGGGGTTTGAATTTGAGATATAGAAAAATTTGTTGAAACTATTTGAAAAATATCAGTTTCTACTAATTTAACTAGAGAACAAGCTTGAGAAGATTTTGCAGTTATAGCAAATATTACAAAAGAGCCTTTATCTAATTTAGATAGAATGGCAAGTGCTGTTGTTTATTTATGAAACAATTTTGCCACTCAAGAAGATAAAATTTTAAGTTTTGCAAAAAATATTGCTGGTGCATGAGAATTAGCTTGACTTTCTGCTTCTGATATATTTTGAATTTCTGCAGCCTTTTCATCAGTATGAATTGAAGCTGAAGCTTGATGAAGTGCTGTACAAAAAACTTTATTAGATATAACAAATGCAGTAAATAACTGATGAGATAGTTTGCAAAAATATGCTTCTGTTGCTGGTCAAAGTTCAGAGGAATTTGCTAGAGGTTGGAAAGAAAATGCATGACAAAGTTTTACTGATTTTATAAAATGATTATGACAAGCTTGAACAGATTGAAATAAAATACTTGCTGATCTAGTTTGAACTGATGTTAGACTTCAAAGAGCATTTTTATCTTTAGCAAATAATTCTGATATATTAACTCAAGCTATTAATTGAAGTAATAAAGCTTTTGAAGATAATATAGCTTTACAAAAAGAAGCTGAAGCAAGATTTAATACTACTGAAAGTAAAATAATCATGCAACAAAATAAATGGAGATTATTCAAAGATTTTTTATGAAAAGAATTTTTGCCAACTTTTGTTGATATAACTGAATTTTTTACAAATATTTTGCCTACTGCTTTTTTGCAAACTGAAGCTTGATTACAAATACTTGAAAATAAAATGGCTATTTTATTATGAAATATAATAAAATTTATAAATAATACAACTCAACAAATAGGTGCATGAGCTCAAATTTGATTAAATATTGCTTTATGAAGTTTGTTAAAATGGGCTTCACAAGTTTGAATAATTATCTGAAATGTATGAAGTATAATATGAACATCTTTTAGTAATATCCCATTTTTTCTTCAAGAATGATTAAATGCTACAATATCACTTTTGGAAACTTGAGTAAATAAAATTATTTGATGATTAAATAAAATACCAAATGTAAATATTTGAGAAATAAAATTTTGATGAATTTCTGGTGCAAGTATCAAAGAAACAAAATCAGTATTAAGTTGAGTAAAAGAGTTTTGATGACAAATAGACAGTTATATAACTTGATTGAATAATAATATTGCAAAAACAACACAGTCAAATCTTGATTTAATTAATGCTTGAATTGATGGAAGTACATCATATTTAGAATCACAAAGTAATCAATTAGCTTTATCTACAGCAACAAAAATTAATCAATTAAAATGATTAAGAGAACAGGCATCAGCTGAAACTAAAAAACAAATTAGTGAAGATATAGCAAAAGAAAATGAACTTTTGAAAAAATATCTTACTGATTTAAATAATAGTTCTGAAAAATCTTGAGCTTGAAGAAAAAAAACAGAAGAAGAATTACAAGCTGAAATTGAAAAAATCAAACAAGAAGCATTAAAAAAAGAAATTGAAAGACAAGAAAATCTTTTAAAATCTGAATATGCTAATAAAATTACATCAGTTAAAAATTCTGAACTTACTGAAGTTGAAAAAGCAAAAAAAATTGTTGCTTTAAATGAAGAATTACAAGATAAAATCAAAAAAATTAATATTGAATTAATTGATGATGAAGTTGAAAAAGCTAAAAAAATACTTGAAATTGAAGAAAAAGCAAATGATAAAAGAAAAGATTTACTTGATACTTTAAAAGATTGATATGATAAAATATCTGATGTATTACAAGATAGTATTGATAAAAGTAAAGATAATATTGATGAATTAAAAGATAAAATAAGTGATTTAAGTTGAGAAATAAAAGATTTAAATGAAGATATTGCAAATCTTACAACAGAAAAAACAACTGATATTTTAAACAGAAATGTTGAAATAACTCAAAGACAAGCAGAATTACAAGCTGAACTTAATGATTTAAAAAAAGAGTGAATTAATATTGATTTAGCTAGTCAAATTGGTGAAACTTCTTTAAAATCAATGCAATGAGATACTTCTTTTGGTTGAGAAAATACAGCTGAAAATCTTTTAAAAGTTATTGAACTACAAAAAGAATTAAATTCAATTAATCAAGAACAAGCAAAAATACAAGAACTTGTAAAAAACTGAGATTTAAAGCAGTCTGAACTTGATGAAGCTTTAAGAGTATCAAAATTGTCTGATACTGAAAAAATTCTTTCAAATTATGATATTGAAAAAACAAAAATTGAAACAAAAATAGCTTTAAAAGAAACAGAGTTAGAAGCTGAAAAAAAGAAACTAGAATCTGAATATGTTGCTTATAATAGTCTTGTATTAAGACAATCCCAAGTTGACCAAAACTACAAAAATATTAAAATGGGTATAGAAAAAGAAATAACAGACAATTTATACCAAGAGTGAGTTAAAAGAGAAGAAATATTAGAGAGTTTAAGACTAAAAGCTTTAGAGGTAGCAGAAGCATTAAAACAAGCTTGATTAACTTCTTCAACTGATACTAAATCTAGTACAGATGATAAATCCTCTACAACAAATTCTAAAGTTATTAATCAAACAATAAATATAAGTAATGAAGTTGATTGACAAGCATTACTTAACAATTTAAATTCTAAAATATAAAAAATATGATTTGAAAAGATTATACATATAAATGATTTTCTTTTTCTGATGATTTAGCATTAGTTAATAATCTTGTTTTACAAGATGTTAAAAAAAGTATATCTTTAAGAACAAATATTTATGAAAAAAATAGTTATCATTGAACAAATAGCTCTCTTACTTTATGAAGTGGGAGAGTTATAACATTTACTTGAAAAATTTTTGGAATATCTGATGAAGAAAGAGCAAATTGACAAGATAGACTTAATGCTATTATAAGACCTGAATGAATTTTTACTGATGATAAATGATTTTATGAATTATCTTGGTATGAAGATAATTGACAAAAAGTAAAAGCTCAAGCAAAAGTATACTCTATGCCAACTTATAATACTGAAGTATGAAGTAAAGAAATTGATTTTAGTTTTGATTTATATGTTGAAAATTCTACTTTTCAATGATATGAAGATAAATCAAATAAAACAATTGCAACAACAATAATGTGATGACATACTTTACCTATGACACTGCCAGCAATACTTAACTGATACATAATTATAACTTTTACTGAAAGTCCAATTACTGATGTAGAATGAGAAATATTGACTGATGTAGAATGAAATGAAATATCAGAAATGGTTCAAGAATGAGCTTGAAGTTTCCCTAATGCTAATAATCTATGAAATTTTGAGGCTCCTTGTAGAATTGAATTAGTTTGAGATTTAGTAAATCCAAAAATAACAAATCTTGCAAATTGAAGATTTTATTGATTAAATACTACAATTTCAAGTTTAGTTTTAGATAATACTTGAAAAGAGCTTATTGTTGAAGATAATTCAATAAATGTAAAACAATATAGACAAACTTGAAGCAAACAATTATTTTTATCTCCTGGAGTAAATGAATTTATTGTTTATGCTGATAATTTATCTATAACTACAAATTATCAAATAACAATTTATTTTAATGATACTTATATAAATAGCTAAATATGGAAATAATAATTAAATTTTTTGATAAAACTTCTGATACTCTACCAAAAGTACAAATTGAAAATTACTGAACTCTTGAAATAAATGAAGATTTAACATCTTTTTCATCTTGTAATCTGACAATACCAATTATTGAATGAATAGAAACTTTAGATATTGTTAGAATCTATGAAATTCAAGATACAGATGTTTTATTATTTGAATGATATATTGATACTTTGGAGCCTTGAATTAATGAAATATCATTAACAATTAAAGATTATAAAGCTTTTTTACAAAGAAAATGAATTATTGAAGATGTAACTTATACTACTCAAACAGTTAAACAAATTATTGATGATATGATTTCTTATTATAATGATTTATGAGATAACTGGATTTGTATATCATCAATAAGTGAAACTCTTACAAAAGATTACAGTATGTGAGATAATATTTATGATATTTTGAATGAATTAGCTATTGAATTACAAGCACAATGGATAATATACTGAACTACAATATATTTTGCCCCTTTAGTTTGAAATGATTTGACTTCTTGAGTTAATTTTACTGAAATTATTTATAATTGAATAGATCCAAGTGAAAACAATATAAACTCAATTTCACTTTCTAGTTATTGAAATATAGAAAACATAATAGTATGAATTGACAGTGATAATAATAAAACAGTCAAAACAGACAGTACAAGTATTGCTTTATATTGACCTTTATTCTGAACTATAAATACTAGAAGTTGAGATTTAGAAACTTTTACACAAACATATCTTGATTTTAAAAAAGTTCCTCAAAATATTTATAAATTAGAAATAGAACCTTTTACAATAGATGTTAATATTTGAGATAAAGTAGCAGTAAGAATAGAAGAAACAAACTCATACTTAAATTATGAAGGAAGTGCTTATATTATTACAAAAAATACAAAAATAGAAAATGCTACAAAAGTTATTACTTATGGAGTATCAACTTATAATGTAAAAATAATTGATTTTTTAAATACAATGAGAGAAATAGAAAGTGCAATTAATTATTTATCAATTTAATTTTTAATAAAAAAATATGGCAAAAATAGTATGATTACTTAATGGTGCTAATAACCAAAATACAGATTATCATTTTTCAATGCCTGTCTCATCAATATTAAAACAAGGTGTTATAGAATGACTTACATTAACACAATCTTGATGAGCTGGAACTGATATATCTGTTAATGTCTGAACTGCTGTTGTATCTGTTACAAGAACATCAGTAATACCTAATGAAGTTTTCTTATGTTCTTTTAGAAATACAGCAGTAGAAAGTCTAGGTAGTTGAACAAATAAAAAAATATATATTGAAATATCTTCAACTAATGTAAATAATCCAGCCTTGAATACTCAAACTGCTGGTACTTGAATATGAAGTATAGTTATGTCAGATAGTTATCCGTCAGCAAATTATGTAAAATTATGAGAAACTGATTGAACTTGATTATTATCTACATCAGTTTTTGAAAAAATATCTTTTAATGCTGATATTCTTAATCAAACAACATTAACTTGATTGACAAAAAATATAACAACAACTTGAAATATTACAGCTACTAATTTATATTGAAATGGGGCTTGAATAACTTGAATAAGTGCTGATATACATTGAATAGCAGAAGATAATACTATTGCTGAATGAGATGAGTTTATAAAATATGATGCTTCTTTATGAGGTAATAGAAAAATAAAAGCAACAAGCTTACTACAGTCAACAAAATCAACTTTCGTAGCTTGAGAGAATATAACAGCTTGAAATGCTTTACATTTAGCAAGTTGAAATGAATTTCTTCTGAATCAAATATCTCAGTTGACTAATAATGCTAGCTATAATGTTAGTTTATATGATAATCATATTTGACAAACTTTTATTACTCCAACATTATGAATATCTGAAAAAAATTTAAAAATAACTAGTGTTATTTGTGCAACATCTAATTGACAATATTCAAGTAAATTAGTAGCTAAAGTATATTCTTCTGTTTGATGAACTTTATTATGAACAAGTCAAATAGTTGATACATATACATCAAATTTTACTGAACATACTTTAATATTCAATACTCCTGTATCAGTTAATTCTAATACTTGATATTATATAGAAATTACTTGAATAAATTCAGCTTATTCTGATGTTAGATTTAATCAGTCTTGATGATATAGTTGATGAAATTTGTATATTAATCAAGTTAGTCATCCTTGAAAAGACTTATATTTTAGGATAAACTTTAATTATAATATGGAACAATGAAGATTTTTTA